TAGCGCGTAGGTGCTTACGCCCGGGATTAGCGTGATCGCACCCTGTTCAAACGTCCACATGTTGATGCCGCGATTGGCCCAGTCTGCAAAAAGCAGGTTTAGGCTGCGTCTGGCAGTCCTCAAGTCATAGCCTGAGCGCAGCTCAGAACCAGCACGCTCAAACGCTTCCTCAACTAGCTCAACTAGCTCAAGGTTAAATGCTGTGTTACCTGAGGTTGACATTATCTAAACCCTGCTGTTTTCTTTGCAATACGCTTAGGCTGCGCTACGAACTGCTTGCCTGCGGCTTTACCGGCTCGTTTGGCCTTGGTGGTTGCAGCGTACTCCGCTGGTGATAGAGATTTAATGGCAGCTTCAGGCAAATACCGCTCGCCGGTCTTGGAAGACGGCTTTCCAGACTTGGTTGTCCATTTCTGGCTACCCCAATCTTTGAGCGATTTCTGCGGTGCTTTCACATTAATCCCTGTATCCGCCACCTGCGGCCTTGTACTTCTTAGCCACAAGCTGTGCTTTACGGGCTGACCATTGGCCTGCTCCCGTGCCGTGCGTTGCTGCGGCTTTCACTTGGCTCACAATCTTCTTACGAAGACTAGGCTTGGTGTAGTTGCCAGCAGCATTGACTTTACCGCCATCAGCGTACTGCGTGAAGTCGGTGTCATCACGCCGCTTAACCTTCTTGGCGGTTGGCATTTTGTTGGGATTTATATCTCCCATGCCACGGCTAGACATCATGTTTAAACCATCCTGCCACGAGTGTGGCCTTTGGTTATGCAACCATCTGCACGAGTAACTCCACCCTTAGCCATTTTCTTTGGCTTGGGTATTGGTTTTGGCTCTGGCTTTGGCTTCATCTCAGTGCTAGTCAATGAAGCCTCGTAGGCTGCATCAATCTTTGGCTGATTCTTTGCGTCTTGGACGGCTTGGAGGAGTTCTTCTTTAGTTGCCATGATTAGCACATCTTTCCACGAGTTTTACCGCGTTGGGCGATACCATCAGCACGGCTAGAAGCGGTAACTTTTCCGCCGGATTTCATCCCGTCACCTTTGCCGTACCTGCTGCCTTTAATGTCTTCGTCAACTTCCCGCATAATGCGCCGCGTTTCTTGGAAGTTGTCTTCGTCTGTATCTCTGCTGGGCTTTTCCATTGGCTCATCATCACTCATAGCAGCCTTACCGGCTGCGCCAACACCTAATGCACCAGCGGCTCGTACACCGGTTCTATTGGCTGCGCGTCTTTTGGCCTCTTCAACAGCCTCTTTAGCGCCACCTTTTAGATGAGATGTGTCGGTAGACATCCTTTTTAAATCGCTCATGGTGCTGGAGCTACCCCTCATTGAGGGCAAATTGCTCCATTTAGTGCCGCCAACACCCATGCCGCCAGCGCCACCGCCTTCAAGGACTTCCAGTTCTGCTAGTTTTGCACGCGATTTAGCCATGATTTATCCTTAGCAGGCTTTGCCGCCAGATTTCATAACGATCATCTTGCCCTTGGTCTTACCCTTGGTCTCAATGCCGCCGCCTTTAGCCATCTTGGTCATACCACCGGCTTTAAGGCCAGCGTGAGCTTTAGAAGCAGGTTTGGCTGCGTGTTTTGCCAACGCTGCTGGCATACCGCCTTTTCCCATGCCCATTTCAGCTTTTTCATGCTTAATCATGGATGCTGGAGCGCCTTTCTTTTTCATAAAAGACATCTCTTTTTTAACCATTGCTTTAGATTCAGCCATGTCGCCACCTTTAGAAAATTTGCGGCCTTTGTCGGCCTTGTTGAAGTCCTGTCCCACGGACTGTGGGACTCCTACTTTCTTGGCAAACGCTGGGTTATTCGCCACCGCAGCCATGAAATTGTGTTGTTTCTTACTTGTGCTTGGCACTATTTCCCCGCTTGAATAAGCTGGTCAATTTTTGCCTCAAGGCGGTTAAACCGCTGATCAATGTGCTCAGTAATTCGCTGAACTTCTGCTTTAGTTGTGTAATCACGAACAATTTCCTCTCGTGTTATGTTTAAAAGCCGCTCAAGACGCTTTATGTCTTCAAGCTTCTCTCTCACAAAGAACCACAGTGCTCCCAAAAACACCGATAGAGCGCCTGACCAGATTATGTTGATATCCATTTCAGCATTTCCATCTTGAAAGAGCAGCCGCCTTACGGGTAGGCTTACCCTTTTCGTCTTTCATTGGCCCCGGCATACCGGACATACGGGCGCAGAACGAATCCTTGCGCTTTCCGCCTTGGGGCTGGGGAGCCTTCAGGTTGCTGCCCGTAGCAGCGTTGTACTTAGCCCGACCTTTAGCAGTCAAGCCAGCCCCCTTGGAGATCGGTAGCTTTTCGCCACGACCAACCGAGAGAACCGGGCCTTTCTTTTTAGCCATAGAAAATATTGCAAGCTACTACGTTGGACATATACGCATAAATCCCGTTAATGGCAATTACGCCATCATCTGGGATAAACGGTGAGTTATTAAACGAATCACTGGCAGCTACGTCATACGACATTAACCAGCGACTTGAATAAACCATTGTGGGACTTGCCGAAATAGTGCCTGTATTAATGTCCGTAACGGTAAATGTGCTTGAATTTGTAACGGTAACAACGTAGTTGCCATTGGTAGCTGTACCACCTGTACCGGCGGCAAAGTCAATGCCGATGACATTTCCAGTCGTCAAACCATGTGCTGACTGCGTAACTGTTACTGTTGTACCAGAACGCCCATAGGTTGCGGTTGTTACGGGAGCAGTGGTGGTGTCAAATAGCGCAACAAACCCCGCAGTGGCTGACCCAGTAAAGGAAATAGCTTTTACGCGGTTACGCCCAAGAACGAGAAAACCACTACCGTTCAGGTGCGCCTGTTTTACAGGTGTCTGATTCATAATCAATCTCCTTTAAAAACGGGGCCGAAGCCCCTTGAGTTGATTAGGAGTTCGCAAATGGTGTAGCCACAGTACCTGTGCCCATCACCGTGCCTTTAACCATGTACTTATTGGCTGCAATTGCAAAAATTTGCACCCATGAACCTGCAACGCCGCCAGTGGTAGTGCCGTTCAAGTTGATGAAGTCGTTAGCAGCAGCGGCAAAGAAACCAACCAATGTAGCGCCGTCCGCGTCGGTGTCGTTCATAACGATTGTGCCAACGTATTTGTCAGTGCCGTCAGTGCCAATTTTCAATGAACTGGTGGAAATGGTGGTGGGAACCCAGATGGTGTAAACAACACCTTGGTTGTTCAGTGTGTTGGGGTCTTGACCGGGGCCGGAAGTAGTGGGATTAGCAGCGGTGCTGATAGTAGGCAGTGTCAATGTCAGCGCAGCAGCCAATGAGCCACCAACAGAAATGATGCGACCGCCGTGATCGACGGGGTTCAGTGTGGTGCTAGATGTAATTGCAACAACAGAGGCGGGGCCTTGCTGATAGAGACCACCCAATGAACGAACTGGGCCTTGAAACGTACTACGTGCCATGATAATTTCCTTACATGCAAGTTAGGCGTATCAGTCTGCATGTCGTCAGCCGGGACTGTCTGATACACCGGAAAGCCCGGAATAGCTGAAATATACACCATTTAAACGAATGCAACAAGCAATAAAAAAGGCCCCCGAAGGAGCCTTTTCTACAAGCCCGAGGGCTTAGGACGAACCGGGCGAACCGAACATGCCGAGTGGGTCAGACCAGCCGAACGAATAACGCTCGCGGGCCTTGTAACGCACGTTGCCTGTATCAAAATCACCGTCCATTGAGTTAGTCAATGCGGTACGCTCAAAGTGCTTCAAGCCGTTAGGCACATCAGTACACAGATACCAACCGTTTGTGTCGGTCAGGTAGTGGTTTACTGAGTAACCTTCAGGGATCGAACCATTGTTCTTCAGCGCATTGATATCGTTATCAGCAGTACCAACACGGAGGTTGGTATCAAGCAAACGAGTAGCAACGAACATCAGAGCAGGAGGAACAATCAGCTTACGTGGTTTAGCAGCGATCAACAGACCCTTTTCATCCACCCAAGCAGCGATCTGAATGACGGCGGCTTCCAAAGAAGTCTCGTTCAAATCAGCGCCAGTTGTAGGACGATTGCTGTTGGTTCCACCGTTAACCAGCGGGTGTGCAGTGCTAAACAGAGCAACGCCGTCACCGCCAACATAGCTGGAGGAGAAACCGTTGTTCAGAACAGCAGCAGCTTTAACCTGCTTGGTGTAAGCCATAGCGCGAGCCAGAGCTTTGGTGTAACGAGCAGACAAAGAGTCGTACAAGTTATCTTCCACAGCCTCTTCAGTGATGGAGAAGCCAAGAGCGATAGTTTCGTGGTTGTAGCGAGCCGTGAACGCTTCCTGTGCATTGTCATAAGCAATGGCAGAACCCTCGTTCTTGACTGGCGCTGCACCAAAACCGGCGAGCTTGGTCTCTTCTTCAAAGCTACGCTCAGACGCTTCTGTTTCGTAGATCTCTTTGTGCTCTTCGCCGTAGCGAGCATATTCCAGACCAAACAATGCGTTCAGGCCGGGGAGCAACTCTTTCAATAGTTGTGCGCGTGAAATTGCCATTTTGAGTTACTCCTTACAGACCAACAGCGTTGGTGAATGTGTGATAGCCGGGGTTAATTTTGACAAGGATGTCGGTGTAAGCATCGCCCACAGTCGAAAAACCTACCATATCAACAAACCCAACAACACGGAAAGCTGCGGTGGTAGTCACAGCACCAGATCCTGCTACGACAGAAGCCGTAGAGTTGCCTGTTGATGTGCTGCCTGTTGCCACAGCGCTAGTTGTGAAAAACACGTTTGCGCCGACAGCGGCTTGTGTTACTGAGCCAGCCGACTGGACTTGGAACACAACTCCGGGATCATCCACAACATATGCGTTAACCACGCCAGTTACACCCGTAGGGTAGTACTGGGCATAGATTACTTGGCCCTGTGTGTTGATGTAGGAGCAACCAACAAACACGCCTACGATACCCGTATTGGCAGTTCCAGTAGGAAAGCCATTGGTGGTCGCGTCAGCGCCTGTTGCTGTTGCCACAGCCAAATAACCAGATGCATTCACATACACGGGCGAACCGTTGTAAATGCTTGAGGCAGTGCCTGCGGGGTCAATGAGATATGAACGGGTTGCACCTGCATATGGTGTGCCGCCCAACTCATTTACGGGTTTTAGACCGTAGGGGGATGCTACTGATGCCATTTAAGGACTCCTAATAATTAAGATAAACCTGCACCGCCACGGGTTGTAGAAGACTTGCGGTCTGCAAACAACGGCATGCGCGGATCATTTTGTCGAAGAAATGTATTGTCCACTGATTCCATCTGGGATCTAGCTTGCTCGTTATAGTAAGTGTCCATAGCTTCTGCGAGGTCTTCTGGTATTTTGCAAAGCATCAAACCACCAACCTCAACATTACCTGTCTTCTCATTCGGAGCTAGCATCAATTCTGGATGATCTACTGCCTTTACCGGAACCCATTTATCACGCATCTTTCTAGAGACGTTTGTTGGATCAGCCTGACCAAGAACATGTGTCGCTACCCAGCGAAACCTGTATCCGGGAATAGGTGTCGGATCCGGCAGTGTGCTCGATGGCCTATACACTGGTCGAGTTGTTTTTTCGCGGGACTCTAGGTCACGATTTTTGCGGTTTTCAATCATTTGATTTCTCCAATTTAGCTACTTGAGCAGCATATTGCTGCGGGGTGATTCCAAACTTCTTTGCCAGTGCCATAGCTCTGGGGGTCATTTGAATCTTCTTTGAACCTGATGACCGAGCAGCAGGTGCAACTACCGAAGTAGGTCTCTTAGAGGTCTCATTTGACTTCTGTCGCTCATTTCCAAATACCTCTGGAAATTTTTCTCTGACGCGAGCATCAATTTGCTCGAAATATTCATCACTCTGCGGGTCGTAACCCGAGTTCATCAGTTTTTTGTGCAGCCCTAATGCGTAGCTGGATACATCCTCAAAACCATCTGCACTAAACCACTGGTTTTTTGCTTGCCAGCGCAAGGTTTTTTCGTCTAGTTGCGGTTCTGGGGATTCGTATGAGCGTGTTTGTACACGATTTTCAGATGTCTGTAAAGGGGTCTGTTTAAAGTTGTTAATAGCATTGATTTTCATCTTTGCTTCCAACAATGACTCCTGTGCAGCCAAGATAGCGTCTGCATCAAATGCTTCTTGAGCAGCTTTATACTGCGTTCTGGCAGTATCTAGCTCCCTTTCGGCAAGAGTTTTAGACTGAGTAATGTATTGCTCGCTGCCCGTATTTACATACTTCTTGAGTTGGTTGTTTTCATCAAACAACTGCTGGGCAATACGCTCCAATTCCTGTTTTTCACGGGCAATTGACTCTTTTGCGATACGTTCATCGTGCCGGGCACGAGTTAGTTTTTGAATCCGTCCCTGAACCTTTTCAGAGTAGGACGACAATTCTTCGTCAGTTGGGTCAACACCCTCTTTTTCTGGCGGTAGTCGTCCTTTACTCTCCTCTAGCTCGTCGCTGACGATCTCGACTTCTACTTCCGGGACTTCAACTTCTTCAGTTTCATCGGGGAATTTAAATTTAGACATGTGTAATACCTCGTGGATCTTGAACAACGCCTTCGATCTGGTCGTCGTTGATTAAGCGCATTTCCTTGCCATACATTTTGAAGCGGGTTCCTGTGTATGTACGTGTCATTACAAAATCACCTTCCTTGCACCAAGGGCCGTTAGGGAACTTTGCAGTG